AGGTTTCTAATCCGGGATTTGCATTATTTATATCTAAATAAGCATTTTCTTTTTCTCCCTCTGGTATTTTAGTTTCACTAATCCCTATAGGAAATTTGCCTGTGCCAAACAAAACATCTACTAATTGACCAAAAGCAGCCAATACTTTTGTTTTTGTAACTTTGACAAAGACTCTGGACTTTTCAGACTCTCTAAACTTTACTCTTTTTCCATAAAGCCCTCTATAGTTTTCGTAGGACTCTAACCATCTAGTTTCATCTGTTTCTCTTGCTTGTTCTGCTATTCCGAATCTACTTTGAACTATACCGACTAAATTTAATCTTTGATCTTCTTCTAAATTTAAAGTTTTTCCTGTTTCTCCCTCTACATTTTCATAAAGGTTGTTTGCATTTAAAAGTGTATTTTCTTGTTCTGCCATCTTAATATCCAAATGTTGAATCAGCAGGTTTAAAAGTTAATTTTTCTTTTATTCTTCTTAGTTCATCAATTGAGCTATTAAGTCTTGGTCTGCTCATGATCATGTATCTTAATGCATCATAAGCATGATCAGAAGCATTAGTATCAACATCTTCAGAATTATGTTTAGCTAATGGTATGCTTTGTAGTTCTCTAATTAAATTTTTACAACTTTTAACTATCTGTAATCTAGGTCTACCACTAGCAGATTCTTTAAGATATTCGTGTATTTGAATTTTCCCCTGAACTCTATTTTTATCAGCCCTTCTAAGTTTGTGTCCTGCTTTTTGTAAAGTCTCTCCTACTGTTGGACCTGTAGTTCCTGTTCTAGACCAAGCTGATGTATCTAAAACTCCGGGAACACTCATTGGGTCCTCAAGTTCCATATTTGATATTATAGAGGCCAAATCTTCACCTGTCAAGCCCTTCTGATACAATTCTCTGTATATTATCAAAGTACCATCATTAGAATCTATAGCTCCCCAAAGACAACAAGATTCTGAAGCATAGCCATAGTCAATACCTTTTACTCTAGCCCAATGTAAAGGTATTTGAAATTGATCTATAACATGTAAGTCAATATCAAACTCTGCAAAAGCTGCACCCTCTGAAACATCCCAGTTACCTTCTAATAATTGTTTTCTTTGTGTAGGAGGTAAAGATTTTAACATCTTTTCATATACACCATCTGTAGCTAAATATGGATTATCTGCTAATCTTGCAGGTATAAATTTTCGTGTTAATCCATCTGAACCAACAAAAGTTTTATCAGCTTGTGAAGGTTCAACATATCTTCGTTTAACCCAACTAGAACCAACACCTCCGGGATTTGCTGTACATCTTAAATAAGTTTTTAAATTAGGATCAGTTGTTCTTAAACGAGAAGCTAAATAGTTCCAACCAAATTCTGTAGGTAAATGTGTTATTTCATCAAAACCAATCCAACTATATGATTGTCCTTGATACCTATATACATCAGCATCTTTTTCTAAAAATCCAAATTCTATTTTAGCTCCACTAGGAAAATTCCAAACTTTTTCTACTTCTCTAAATTTTGCTCCGGGAAAAGCTTGAGGATATATTTCTCTAGATTTATCAATTAATTCTCTTAATTCTGGCATGGACCTACGAAGTATTAATGCTCTGTGTGCTTTAACACCACAATTTCTTAGAGGATCAATCAACATAGCATAAGATTTACCTCCACCAGCAGCACCACCATATAAAACATCTTTTTCAGAAGCAGCTAAAAAAGAAGTTTGTGGTCCTTCATTTGGATGAAATAATATTTTTGAGTCTTTTATTCTATCTTGGATAGTAGGGGGTAAAGATGAAATTTCTTTTTCTGTTGTAATCTTTCCATGTTTTGTAGATTTAGTCGATTCAATTTCTGATAAGATTTTTTTATGTCTATTAAAATTCTGTCGCTTTGCCTCCAAAGCTTTTTCGAGTTTTTTAATGCCATCTTTTTTTTGTTTTAATGATTTTCTAGCAGATTCATAAGCCTGTTTATCACTTAATTTATTTTTAAATGTGGAACCTGTTGGTCTTCCTGTTTTTTTCTTTGGAGTTCCATCTTTTTTTAGTATGAAATTATTATTTTCATCTTTTAAATAGTTATTTGGATTAATATCCCAATCATTTAATTTCTCTCTCATTTTTATTTCTTTTATCTATGTAATTTTTTAAGCCCACATGAGAAATATATCTTCCTGTTTTACTTTCTAACCAATAAGCTGCATCTCTCAGAGTAACTTCTTCATTATTAATCATTACTTCTACAACATCTAGAGCTTCTAGTTGATCAGGTATTGGTTTTAAAAATCCTTCTATATTAGAAGTTTCATAACCAAAAGGTATAGTAGAAGTGACTCGTTTTATATATCCTTCTGGTAATAACATTATTTTGTTTTACGATATTTTCTTACTTTTTTAGCTATCTTTTTTGGTTGTTTGGAATGTTGTTTTCCTTTTTTAGTATCTTTTCTTTTTTTACGACTTGTAGCTGCATATTCTGCAGGTGTTAATGCAGCAATAGCTGCTGAAGGTAAATATCTTTCACCTGTTTTAGATGATTTTTTACCTGATTTAGTTCTCCATTTTTGTTTAGTCCAACTTTTTAAACTTCTTTGTGATTTTTTTAGTGCCATTATTCTTTATATAAATTATTAAATGTTATGTCTGGGTCCATATAACTTTCATGTCCTTCAGCCGAATGTGACCATTGAGAAGGTAAAAAGTCTGGAGGTCCCTCTCCAGTAGTCCACAATGCAGGATTTGTAACTCTTACTCTATTATTAGGTAAGGCTATTAAATTACCTTTCCATGGACAATCTTCTGTAATATACATAACATGTGATTGTTTATGTTGAGCTGGATCATCAGCAATAGAATGATCTGTATAATCAACAGTAAATAAATATTTAGCTTTATAAAAGTTTGGACCTATTTTAGCAATCCATGGTGATGAACTTGTTCTATCTAAAGAAACAACAGAATGTGTTCGAGACTCACAATCCCAAGGCTGAACCAAATGATTTTCCATAGGTTCAGGCCATTCATCAACAGGTATGTCTGCAACGATACCTTGAATAGGCATTCTAGCCCACATAGCACCACCATGTATATTGCCTTCTTTCCAATCTTTTCTATCTACTTCATTACCAGTAAAAACAACTTGAAAGCTTAACGATCTATCAGGTATAGTATTAACTGCAATTGCTAAAGCATGAATAAACTCACCATGATATTTTAAATGATTATGGGTAAATTCCCTACGAACCCAACACCAAAAGTGGGGTATATTACTCATTAAATATGACATGTTAGTATATTATATTATTAAAAAAAATTTTCAAGTTTTATCTTCTTCTACTTCTAGTAGCTCCACCTCTGGCATAGCTTTTTCTTTTCTTAGCTCCACCTCTAGCCATAGATTTTCTTTTCTTAGCTCCACCTCTGGCCATGGACTTTCTTCCTTTATGCATTGGCATATCTTTATCCTCCTACTTAAACTTAAATTTAGCGAGTTAAGTTTTTCCTCGTTTTTTTCTAATAGCTTCTTTACCTTTTTTAGCTATTCTTGCTTGTTCATGTTTTCCTGCTACTTTAGCTCTTTGTTCTAAAACTGTCAATATTTGTATTTTACGAGCATAAGGTTTTCTTATTCTTTTAACCTTTGCTACAGTTGCTCTAGCATCTGCTGGTGTAGCAAACTTTATACTAACTGTATCTTTTGGATTCTCGTCAGTATATAACCTACGATCACTACCTTTAGGTTTTTTTCCTGTTCCTACTTTTGGGTCCCGTTTTTTTCGTGCCATATCTAGTCTTTTGATCTTTATTAATTTTATCTAATATATCAGCTTGTTGAGCATGAAGTTTACTAGCTTTTCGTAAAGCTTTTACAACTTTTGTTAAGTCTTTAGTATAATGTGGCATTATTTATATCCTCCTCCTGCTGATTTATATGCTTTTGCTAACATCTGGGCTTTTCGAGCCGACCATTGACCGGGTTTACCACCTTTAGAACCGGCTTTGATACGACTGAAAAGCCTCTTACGAAGACTCGGCTTGGTATAATTACCAGCCTCGTTGACTCTTGATTTAGTTTTCTTTTTTGCTCTTGGCATTTTTTCCTCCAAAAATTTTATCAAAATTATCTCGGTATTCTTTAGTATAAACTCCGGGTCTAGCTTTTGAGCCTTTTCCAGCTATTGTGCCTGTTTTAAATTTTATAGGCTGTTCTTCACTATTTATTTGAGGCATTATTTTCTTTTCAACCTCCAAGCTTCATTTCTAAATTTAGTTTTCTTTTTATCCGGAACATAGCGACCTCTTGAATCTCTATTTCTAACCCAGATAAAACCTAACCACTCTAATATTTTATCTAACATAATATTACCATTTTACTTTGTGTGACCAATATCTAGCACTTAACTTGCTAGGATTGGGGTCTTGTGCATTATGCCTTGCATAATACGATTTTCTTCGTGCTTTGTCTTTTGAGGTTTTAGGATTCTTTCCAGCACCTCTAACACCTTGTTGTCCAAATCTAATTAGTTTTGTTTTATCACCTACTTTAGCAACAACCACATGAGATTTAGTAGGATGATTAGGAGTTCTTTTAGGTTTATTATAACCTTCAACACCAGCTCTTTTTAATTTAGGGTCTTTTTCTTTTGCCATTTTAGTGAATAGTATCTTTTACTTTATCCTCAACTATTAATTCGTGTAATTCTCCTACTAAAGTTAAATCATGATCTTCAGCTATTTTTTTAGCTTCGGCAAAAGTATTTGCTTTTATATAAGGTCCAACTAATAATCCCTGTTCAAGAGGGCTATCAATTTCTGTCAAGAATATCCTCATGATCTACTACCTCTGCTTCTATAGTGTCTTTTTCTGGTAAAATGAATATGCCTCCAGAAACATTATGATCAACTTGTAATCTATCTGACTTGCCTAACCCCACTCTGTCTAAAATAGTTTGAGCTGCTTGTAACTTATTACTTGCTTGTGGTATAGGCTTATCTGAATTTAGCACATCTAATAATTTAAATGCTGCTTGTGGGGCTGATCTTGCTAATACATCTGAGGCTAAATCTATCACTTCCTCTCTCAACGACTTTAACACTTGATGATAATTGCCTGAGTAACCTGCAAGTTCACTAGCCTTTGATAAGTCACCTTTTGTTTCAATAATTTTATCTAAAAACAATTGCTGTTTTTCTGTTAAGTTTCTTTCTTTTTTATATTCTTTTGGTAAGTAGGACATGATATTATATTTAATACTAATACATTATAGGGGTGATATTTAAATTTGTCAATGATATATGTTGACAAACCTCGATTTCATGTCTATAATGGGAGTTATCTCCTGCCCGGCCCTATAGTATATATAGATACCACTTCATAGGGCTACAAAATCCTTGAATAACCCATTATAAGCCCTTTTAAGTCTAATAAGCCCCGGCCTAGTTAACACACTAAACTAGCTCAAAATGTATATGAATGTATATATATGGGGGGTGGTGGGGGGTGGCTCTTGATGTGTGCGAGTCTTCTTTATAGGGCTTCAACGGGTGGCAGATTAAAAGCCCTATCAAGCACTTTAAAGGGCTTTTAAGGACTGATTAACGGAGCTGTGAGGCCCTATAAAGCTCTGTAAAGTTAATTAAGTCTGAGAGCTTTAAAGGGCTTCAAAAACTTCCAAGGATCAGAACAGGATCACAACCAATAAAAAACCCTTCAAAGAACCTCAAAAGTTTAACCAGATAAAAAGAAAAGCTCTGGGCCTCATGGTCATTTTTTGATCAATCCCTGTTCATTGTTTCTGGTCAACTTCAAAAATTTATCAAAATTTTCAATTATCTCTGAAAAGCAGTAACCATGCTTGTTTGCAAAAAAGTGAAAGAGATCTGTAATTTTTAGATCAAATTTCCCTGGTCAAAGAGGATCAGAAACCCCATTTTTGTCAATTTTGGTTTTTGCCCTGGTGGTTTTTGAGGTGGTTAAATAGTGTTTTGGATCAATTAAGGATCAATAAGCTGCTGGAAGTCTTTAGATGGTCTTTAGATGGTCTTTAGATAGTCCAAAGATTGAGGCCAAAAAAAAAGCCCTCAATTAAGAGGGCCTTTTAATTGCAACTAGGTTTTAAATATCCCCTAGTGTTTCAAAATGGATTTCTATCCCCTCCTTTTCTAATATCTTATCCATTTCTGAATTAGTTAACCCATTAACAGAAGTATACTTTCTATCAAATTTCCCCTTGAAATAATCCAACTTTAGATTTTTACAAGAATACATATACATAAAAGTTTGCCCCTGATCTAAATGTGCATAGTCTTTATTGCCTTTTATGGTGTCATAAAAGTTTTTAAAAATAACAGGTAAATATTTTTCATCTTTAAAATATAAACTTGAACTATCCATAATTTAACCCTCCTTTAAAAATCTAGTTCAGCAAATACTTTTCTATTGCCTGAGAAAAAATTCTCATGGTTTATGTCGTGCCACTTTTTGCAACTCCATTTTTTAGAGCTGTGACAATATTCTTCCTTGATCCAAACAGTTTTACTATTTGGCTTAAAAGTAAAAAAGCCCCCGTTGTCGAGGTCTTTTAGTTCGAGATATTTATATTTAATACCCTTCATAATTAATAATTTAAACATAAGTACAGATAAATAAAAAGCCCTCAATGAAGAGGGCCTTTTAATCTCAGGATCAATAATTTAATTATTCATGTTCAACTATCCCCCTTAAAGCTAATTTTTCTTTTAGTAATGCTCTAGCTTCTTTAATTAATTCATCACTTGGGCCACCTAAAAAGTAATTCATACTTGAATTAGGATCATCAAATTTTTTTAACCATGTTTGTAGCTCTTCAATTGTCCATGCTCCCATAAGTTATACCTCCAACCCCTTGATAGTTGCCTTTTCAATTTTAGGGCTATGTGATCCTTTGGTTAAAGTTGCACGACAAATTAAAATACCATCAACATAGAAGCGATACTCCCTAGAGCCATCTTCCTTTTTTCTATGAGTTGTTTTAGTTTGCACAAAATCATGAGAGTTAGAAGCCGAAGTCCCAATAACTATGTTATTTTCTCCATGCTCTCTTATGCCATAAGATTTATTTCCCGTTCTTGCTCCTTGCTTCTTGGAATAGATGCAAGAGTTTATCTTGTTCCAGATTGGATATGATGTACTCATATTTGCCCCCCTGTTTTGTATAAGCTAATTAAATGATTTTGATTAGCATAATAGAACTCAGCAGAACTGAATATATTACGATCAAAGACAAAGCCTTTTGCCTGATAGTCTTCTTCACTTTTTAAAGATAAAAAAACCTCATTAATAAATTTAATAAAATTTTTATCAGTTAATACACTAGACATAAAAGCCTTATATTGGTGTTTTGTTTCCCAATATTTTAGCTTTTCCTTATCTTTTATAGTATCCATATTTAAAACCTCCTTATAGTTTGTTTATGAATTACCAGCTAAAAGTATAGATGATCAAGATCAGAAAAAAAAGCCCTCAAAAATGAGGGCCTAAAAAATGGATAAATTATTTTTATGTTTTGGTAATTAGATGAACTAAAACCAAAAAAACCAAAAAGAAAAAGTTAAACCAGATCAAAACAGCTTCTGTGTCCTCATCGCATTTTCTTTTCAGTTTGTAGATCAATTCTGACATTTTCATTCTACCTCCTTTAATTTTTTAATATTTTTAATAGCTTCTTTGTCTGTGGTGTCAATCATACTATCCCAGAATGCTTTTCTGCCATCACGATATTTTAAAATATATTCATAACCAACATGCAAATATGGATATTTATCTCCCCATCTCCGAGCTTCTTTTTTTCTCTCCAGATAGGTTTTACCAAAATTCCAAGGAATGAATTTCACACTGTAGTATTCTTCATTCTCAATTTTTTGGGCTACAGGTTTGCCAATATCATATTCTCTAATGGTGTTTTCGTTGTGCCAAAACTCAAACATACTTCTAACTTCATGGCCTATACTTTTATAGATAGGCTCAACAAGTTGTTCATAACCATTTAATTCTACTTGTTTGGTAGCTATAGAATGTTTAGCAAAATATTTTTTTCCTCCCAAAGTTTCTAAATGATCTTTATGATAATAATTTTCTAAAATGTCCCATCTAACATGATCACCAGACCAAGAGCCAAATTTATTAACAATATCCCATATTTTGCTATCACTACGGATAAGTTTACATTTACTTTTATCTTTCCAAGGGTAAGGAACAGTCACAAATTCATTAGTTAAAAAATGCCAAGCCTTTGACATACTGACGACAGAGCCAACATCATTCCAAGCTAATTCATTAGGTTTGTATAAACACCCTAAACTCGTAGGATCAATAAATTCTTTTCTAGTTTCATTGATTAAAATATTATGAACACCCATGATTTATACCCTC